TAAAAGGGGTGTGGCATATATGTACCAAAAATCTAAGGGTCTAAAAAAACATTTGGATGTTTAGAAAAATTAGTGTATAATTATATATAAAATAGGTAGGCTAATTGTTATTTTAATTATTTTTAATTAAGCTTTTGTATTCGTTAATTAATTTTTATATTATTTTATATTTTTTTTGAGCTAATAATGGATTTACAACAAGATTCTATTATATCACCATTTTTAAACCTCCAAAGTCTATTAAGTATAAATGTACTACAGGAGACCAAAGATGATTTCCTTACATTTGTTCGCTTAATGGCCCCTATGCTTGTTTCCGATTGGAAGATGGGACGACATATTGAGCTAATATCTAATAAATTAAAACAATTAGAGGCTGGTGAGATAAAAAGATTGATGGTATTCCTACCACCACGTAGTTCCAAGTCTGTTATCTGTTCCAAATTGTTTCCAGCATGGTATATAGGGAGAAATCCAGAACATGAAATTCTTACTGTTTCTCACAGTGATCAACTTTCTAGCGACTTTGGGCGTTCTGTTCGTGACCTTGTTAACTCTGAACAGTTTCAGGAGATATTTAAGGGTGTCACACTCCGAACGGACGTTAGAGCAGCAGGAAAGTGGAAGACAACACAGAATGGAACGTACTATGCAGCCGGAGTCCGTAGTCAGATTGCAGGACGAGGGGCTAATATAGCCATACTGGACGATGTGATGTCCGAAGAGGACTCATATTCGGAAGCAGGACGTAGATATGTAAAGGAATGGTATCCTGCCGGGTTAAGAACTCGTATTATGCCCAATGGAGCTATACTCATCATCAATACTCGCTACCATTATGATGATTTATGTGGATGGCTTCTAAAGCAGCAGGAAGAAATGCAAGAATACGAGACAATTCCGTGGGAGGTAATACGAATCCCTGCATGGCTGGACGAAGAGGCTTCCGAATTACTGGATCTACCCGTTGGATCTTCTTATTTCCCCGAATGGAAACCGAAACATATATTACAAATTGATGAGAATGAGATTAAAGCCTCGAATGGAGCACGATACTGGAATGCATTGTATATGCAAGACCCAACTCCAGAAGAAGGTGGGCTGATAAAGAAGAGATGGATCAAATGGTGGGAATATGAAGATCCTCCCACATGTGATTTTATATTACAAACATATGATACGGCCTTTTCTACAAAGACCACAGCAGATTTTAGTGTAATACAAACGTGGGGTGTTTTCTCCATGTTTGACGAAGATGAGTTTGGACGAGAAGCTTTTGTATCCAATTTAATTCTTCTTGGTAATATTAAAGGTAGATTTGAATATCCAGAACTACGTCGAATGTCTCAATTATTATATAATGAATTTAAACCAGACGTATGTATCATAGAGAAGAAGGCAAGTGGTCAATCGCTAATACAGGATATGAGAAGAAGTGGGCTACCCGTAAGAGAATACTTACCTGACAGAGATAAAGTCAGCAGAGTCTATGCTGCATCTCCCATGATGGAATCTGGAAAGGTATGGATACCACAACATAAGAAATGGGCTGATGATCTTGTGGAAGAACTGATACAGTTTCCAAATGCAGCTCATGATGATCAGGTAGATGCACTGACAATGGCAATTCACTTCATGAAAGAGTCATGGCATCTGACTCATCCTGAAGATCCTGATTGGGAAGAGGAATCTAGACGAAAGAAAAGGGTTGCATATTGGAGATCTTAGGTGTATAATAATAATTATGGGAGATAAATTATGGATTATATAATTGTTATTGGATGTATGATATTAGTTCCATTATTAATAGTGGGGATCATTGATGGCTACGAAAGATATAAAACCAAGAACTGAAACTGGATTAACCAGACGAGAAGCATTAAAGAAAGCTGTTGAAACAGTAGGAGGTGCTGTAGCTTCTAGTGCTTTAGATACATCTATTCTTGGTGGTTTAACTGATTTAGTTATAGGAGAAGAAAGTCTTCCAACTAGTACAGTACCAATTGATATTGTACCTCATCTGAGAGAACTTAATGATCTTTGGATGGACTATCATAATCTTGAAGAAAAGCTTAATTGGGCAGAGGGAAACACTATTGAGGAAGAAGGATGGGAGAGTTTAGAAGATGTGATGCCTCTACCAGCATATGAAGGTCAGATCCCAGATGCAAATGAAATAAATTATGCCTTTGAAACACATAACGTGAACGTAGATATGCTAACTGATGATCTTAAAGAAGAATTAAAAAAACAATATGATCCTGAAGTAGCAGAGTTTATGACAAATGTAATAGTAAAAGATGTATATGAGCATGGAGCATATAATATAGATGATGAAATACATACACTTGAAGATGTGCAAGATATGCAAAAGTCATTAATAAACTATGCAGAAAAAGAATATAAGCGTTATAAAGCTACAGGAGAACAAGAAAAAAAGAAAAAACGATTAGTAAAAGAAACAGCAGACTTAGTACGAAGATTAGCTGCACCTCCAACTGGAACATATCCAAAAGATGTTAAAGCACCAGTACAACAACCAAAACCAACACAACCAAGAATACCAGCACCAAGAGCTACAATGGAGCAACCGACAGAACAAGGAAGAGGACTATCAAATATTGCACGTATGCTACCAGCAGTAGGAAGACGTTTACCATTCATAGCCCCTGCCGCTACATTACTTCGTAGTAAACCATTACAACCAGAAGCTCCTATTCCAGTTACTAGTGCATTTGCTGATATAGATCCCAGAGCAGTAGAAGGGGCTGCCCTAGATATTCCTAGAAAAGTAGGTGGAAGAGTATATAGAAATTATCATGATTACAATCCAAGAAACATATAAGACGGGAAATTAAATATGGCAACAGAACGAAATCCATTTGAACAAATACCACAGGAAGTATCGAATGTTGTTCCTATGAATCCAGTACCTATGGAAGAGGAACAGGAAGCTACATTTGAACTGGAACCTGATGGTGGCGTAACAGTTGACTTTACCAAAACAGTAGTAATGGAAGCTGAAGCTCCTATTAAGGAATGGTATGCTAATCTTGCCGATGACTTAGATGATAGTTTATTGGGAGAGATAGCAAATGACGTTTACAATAATTATGATTCAGATAAAAATTCCCGACAGGAATGGGAATCTATGTTTGAACGAGGCTTTGATTTACTTGGCTTAAAGATACAGGAATCATCGGAACCATTTGAAGGAGCATGTTCAGCCGTACATCCATTACTAGTAGAATCAGCCGTTAAATTCCAGAGTAAAGCATCACAAGAACTCTTTCCATCAGCAGGGCCAGTTAAGACACAGATACTTGGTAAGTCTAATCCACAACGGGAAAAGCAAGCTAATCGTGTCAAGAACTTTATGAACTATCAGCTTACGGAGCAGATGCCAGAGTACTTTGACGAATTTGAAAAGATGTTATTTCATCTTCCTCTTATTGGTTCTGCATTTAAAAAAGTATATTACGATGCAAATTTAAAACGACCTGTATCTGAATTTGTACCTATTGATCAATTCTACGTATCCTATTATTCCAGTAATTTATCAAAGGCAGATAGATATACACATGTAATCTATCGAAGTCCTATTGATCTGGCAAAAGATATTCGTTCAGGAATATATTCTGATACGGAATTACCAGCAGCTACTGATCCACAACCAACGGCATTTGCCTCCAAGATGGATACAATACTAGGGTTCTCTCCGACACAGGATACTGATCCACAATATGTTTTATTGGAACAACATTGCTATTTGGAAATAGATGAACCAGAAGCAGAAGATGGAATTGCACTTCCCTATATTGTAACAGTGGAAGAGCAATCAAGAAAAGTTTTATGTATTCGTAGAAACTATAAATCTGAAGATCCGAATAAAGAAAAGACAAGTCACTTTGTCCATTATAGATTCGTACCGGGGTTTGGTTTCTACGGGTTTGGCCTTATGCATTTCCTTGGTAATCTTACCATGAGTGCAACAGCAGCAATGAGAAGTCTCATTGATGCAGGTCAATTTGCGAACCTGCCGGGAGGATTTAAGGCAAAAGGCGTTAGGATGGTTGGAGACAATGAACCTATCAGTCCCGGTGAGTTTAAAGAAGTTGAATCTACAGGTATTGACTTGGCGAAGGCTATCGTTCCTCTCCCGTACAAAGAGCCTTCCTCTACATTGTTCCAAATGTTGGGCTTTGTAACTCAAGCTGGTCAGAAGTTTGCCGATAGTACAGAACAAATTGTATCGGAAGCATCTTCCTATGGTCCTGTAGGTACAACGATGGCACTACTGGAAGCATCCAGTAAATTCTTCTCGGCAATCCATAAGCGATTGCACAAAGCACAAAGAGATGAATTTAGGATCTTGGCTAGAATCGACTACGATTATCTCCCAAGTGAATATCCGTATGATGTGCCATATGAAAGTCGGAACATTTTTAAATCCGATTTCGATGGAAGAGTGGACGTTATCCCCGTCAGCGATCCCAATATTCCATCGAATGCTCACCGCCTTATGATTGCACAGATGGCTATGCAAATGGCACAGCAATCACCCCCCGGTATGTTTAATCTGGAAGAATTAAATAGAACAATATTAAATGCTGCCAACATGCCGAATATGGAAGAGATACTTCCACCCAAGAAAAAACCAAAACCTCTTGATCCGATATCGGATATCATGGCTGCAACAAAAGGAATACCAATTGCTGCCTTCCCCGGTCAGAATCATGATGCTCATGTACAGGTAAAAGGAGCATATTTACAAGATCCTATGAATGGTAAGAACCCTGCCATGCAACGAATTAAACCTGTATTGGAAGCAA